TTTAAAAACATTTTAAAAGAGATTATAATAGAACATGCATAAGTTTACAAAAGTCTATTTGGACATGGATGGAGTCATTTGTGATTTCGAAAAGAAGTTCAAAGAGATGTTCAATGTATCACCGGCATCAGCCGAAAGTCGCCATAGATTTGGTGACCTGTTTCATAAATTCTATAATGCAGGTGCATTTGCAGAATTGGACAAAATGCCTGATGCAGATGAACTACTTAACTATTTAAAAACAATTGAAGTGCCTATTGAGATACTATCATCTACAGCAAGGCCTTCAAGCAATGTCACCATATCACGCCAGAAACAAATATGGCTTGATAAGAATGGCATTACATATCCTGCAATTTTTGTGCCTGGCGCTTCATTGAAGGCACAATATGCAGATGAGAATTCTATACTCATTGATGATACTGAAGGTGTCATTGATGCGTGGAATAAGGCTGGTGGTACTGGTATTCTTCACAAAGATGCCTTGACAACCATGGTCATGCTAGGAATTTTGTTGTATAAATAAGGCAATATAAATCTTTTTGGAGAAAAAAATGTCAATTCAAAGAAACATATTTCTGGAACGTGCCGGCCTATTAAAAAACAATGAAAGTGCTGAAGTTTTAGATGAATTATCTAAAAGCACATTAGGTTCTTATGTTGGAAAAGCATATAAAGACCAAGGTGAACGCATGGCAAAAACAGGTGTATTGGTGGGTTTACATAGCGCAGAACACGGCAAAGTACCAACTATAAAACAAACTAAAAAGATTATGGGTAAAGATGAAGTCCGAAAAGACAAGAACCGTGATGCTGGTGTAGACCGTGCAGTGTCAAGACTTTCAAAAGAAGAATATGAAGAAATAAATGAAGGTTTATTGAGTTCTGCGTCGGATAGTATAGGCCATTTTATGGTAAAACAAATGGCGAGAGCCGTACCTAAAGATGAATTGCGTAGCACACATACGAAACTTGCACACGATGTAGTTTCTAAAAAATTAGGTTTGGGTCACGCACATGCAGATAAAATACTAGACAAACATCATCAATTAGCCAAAAAAGCTGAATATCATAATCTATCCGACGATGAAGCAAGAGAACGTTTTGCAGATCACGGATTAGAATTACATAAAGATATTGAATCAGCTAAGAAAATGAAATAAAATATACCGTTATAATACTTGACACAGGCTTCGGTCTGTGTTATACTAAGTTTTCGTTATGTACAATGTGGACAATCCGTCAATAATCCGTAATACTCCGTTTATAAAGGAAATAAAATCATGGTAGATTTCGCAAATCTAAAGAGAGACTCAAACAAGAATCTCGACAAACTAAAAGCCAAAGTTGAGCAACTCAACTCGTCAGAAGGCTCAGATAAATCCAACAATTTTTGGCGACCAGAAGTAGACAAAGCTGGTAACGGCATGGCTACTATCCGTTTTCTGCCTACATCAGCAGCCGATGGTGATGACTCATTGCCATGGGTTAAAATCTTTGAACACGGCTTTCAAGGTCCTGGTGGTTGGTTAATCGATAAGTGTTTGACTACTAAGAGTCAGCAATGTCCAGTATGTGAACACAACAACAAATTGTGGAATTCTGGTATCGAAGCCAATAAAGATGTTGTGCGTAAACAAAAACGTAAGTTGAGTTATATCGCCAATGTTTATATCGTATCTGATCCTAAGCATCCAGAGAATGAAGGGCAAGTTAAATTGTTCAAGTTCGGTGCCAAGATTTTTGAAAAGATTACAGGCGTAATGAATCCTACATTTGAAGATGAGGCTGCATTCAATCCATTTGATTTGTGGACTGGTGCTAACTTCAAGTTGAAGATTACTAAAGTTGCTGGTTATCAGAACTATGATAAGTCCGAATTTGCAACACCTGCACCATTGCTTAACGATGATGCTAAGTTGGAAGAAATCTGGAAGTCAGAGTTTGGTTTGAAAGACCTAACTGCCGAGAAAGAGTTCAAGTCATATGATGATTTGAAATCACGCCTAGAGAAAGTTCTAGGACTTAATGGTGATGTACCTGTGCCTAAAACCACAGTAGAGACATTGAAGGCTATGCCACGTAAATCAGAACCTGAACCAGAACTTGTTACTGAAGAAGACGATGATTTGGCATATTTCGCAAAACTAGCAGAGGAATAATTATGAGCACCACTCTCAAAAACCTTGAGAGTGCCTTGGCCGGTGAGTCACAGGCACATATCAAGTATAGATATTTTGCAAAAATTGCAAGAGAAGAAGGTTTCGAAGATGTTGCAAAACACTTTGAACACACAGCAGACCAAGAGATTCTACACGCTTGGGGTCACCTTGAATTGTTAATTGGTAAACCATCTACTAAAGAATGTTTACAAAAAGCAATTGAAGGTGAAACATATGAATTCACCGTAATGTATCCTGAATTTGAAGCTGTGGCTAAAAATGAAGGTAACGAAGAAGTTGCAAAAGAAGCTGCGGAACAAATTATAGAGTCCGCTGAACACGCTGAACAATTCAAACAGGTGTTAGCAAAAGCAGAAAAACGTTTTGCAGCCTTAGCAAAGGTTGAGAAACGTCACGCTAATGCGTATAAGATGGTAATGGAGGCACTATGAAACCAGAACATGTATGTATAGTTTGTGGTCATGTCCATGAAGAATCTATTGAAGGTAAATGGGAAGATTTACCTGATGACTTTACCTGTCCTGAATGTGGTGTAGGTAAAGAAGATTACATAGAAGTTGACGAATAAAACATTTTCACTTTTCCCGAAGTGTTTTTCCCCGCCTAGTGCGGGGTTTTTATATGGGTCTTAGATTGGACTTCTGTAATTTTTGCCATGTAGATTCATCATTACGAACAGGTACACCTTCCACAACTATATTTTCCGTAGTTGAACGACCTGTCTTACTAATGCTCTTGGAATTATCAATGACTGTGGTTTTAGGTGTCATAGTTTGTTCCATCTTGGTTTCATTATTTGTCTTAATAGCATTTTGTACACGTTGGCCTAATGGACTAGGTTGTGATTCCATTGGTACTGCCTTCTTCATTTGTGGAAATACACCAAAAGATGCCTTATCAGGTGTAGTACGTCTTTCATAATCTATTGCACTTGCATTGCCTCGGCCTTGTCCTGCTGTTGATGGCTCTACACCAAGCCTATGAATAGTATCAGGTTCCGTTTTTACTGATGACTGATACATGGAACGATTGTCTGGATGTTCTTGTAACCACTTCTTTAGACCTGAACGGTCATCACCATATTCTTCTTTAAGAACATTATCATCTATTTTAGAATCTACTGCTTGAGCAATTTCTCCACGACCAAATTGTTTTAATCCCTTTTGCCTATTCTTGGCTGCACCTTCTTCTTCAGTCTTTACTTCACCACGAACCTTCATCGCATAAGGATTGTCCTTATACTCTGGTGCATTTGGATTTTGTTCTATCTTTCTTCTTTCTTTTGCATTATAAACCCAAGGAGACAAAAGCGCACCATATACTGCTGTTGCACCTACTAAAGCAGAAGTTCCAACGGCACCACCTAAAAGTAAAGCACTTTCAGCGCCTACTCCTGCTCCTGCACCAGCACCAGCTGCAGCCGAAGCCGCAGCAGCTTCACCTGCACCTGCGGCAGCTGTACTACGACCAAGTAACTTCAAAACACCAACTTCTTCCAACAATTGAGTAATAAACTTTTCTATTGCATCAAATACACTTAGACCCTCTTCTATTGCTGTCTTATTACCTTTACCTTTCATACCTGTGATAGCATGAATGAGTTCTTCATGCCATCTTTCTTCGGCTGCAGCTTTTTCTTTTTTGAAATCTTTTTCCAATTCCATTCTCTTGACATCTTGCTCACGATATTGTTTGGTTAGGTTGTATAATTTAGCTAACACATTAGAAACACTATCACCTTTTTTAATATTCTGTCTTTGGCCTTCTGATATCTTGGTGTACAAAGCATTATTAATATCATTCTTCTTATCACCACCTCGTGTCTGACCGACTGATGCAAGTCTATTGTTTCTTGGTTTGATGCCAGTAAAATGTTGTATGTCTTTTTGGTTACGACCAATTACACGACCCAAAATGGCTGCACCAAGAGGTCCTGTTAATATTTTAGCAATGTTTAATGGGTCAAATGCTTCTTTGATACCCATCACTTTTGCTTTTGTTATTTCTGATATGCCTTGTTTGATAGAAGAACCTACAGAACCACCTTCAATAATTTTTCGTGTGATAATTTCGGTTATTTTTGTTTCTCTAATCTTTTCTGCATCAGAATAAGACATACCTTTTTGTTCAGGTGGTGTCTCTAACAAAGGTATTTCTTTTGGAATATTTGATATGGTTTTTACTGGTGAGGCAGATTCGACTGCTTGTGGTGCAGATTGTTCTGTTACTGCTTGACCTAAAGATTCTGCCTCTTTTTTACTGGCTGCTTTACCATAACCACCTTTTGTGCCCAACACAAACCAATAACCTTTATTGTTAAAGGCCTTTGGATCCCAAATGAAAATTTCTTCGCCTAGTTTCTTTGTTATTGTTTTCATGGTTGTGCCATATAAGTTGGTGGTATGTCTTTAGCAGGTGTAGTCATGATTTGTTTGTTTGTCGTACCACCGCTAATAGAAGTCACCGAATTGTTTACGATGACTGTGTTGTTTGTTGTCTTTTCTTTTAACTTTTGGTTTTCCACAGAAGACTTATTGATTTTATCTCCCACTTTAGGTGGTGTATCTACTTCTTTTACCTTTGAACCAGATTCAAACAATGCAGCCTCTTCATGTCGTCTTCTATCTAGAGATGGCAAATAGCCTTCTTTTTGGCCAGTCTTCACACCCTTTTCACTTATAATTCTAGCTGCAGCTTTCATGTCGCCAGAATCTATTGCTTCTTTTAAGCCAGCGTTAACCAAAGTTTGTGTGGAACCAGTATTATATGCATATGATGTTAATGCTGCCTTTTGTTCTTCTGATAATTTATTCCAAGATTCACCCAAAGGTTCTCTAGCAGCCTTCTCATATTTTGGTAAATCTGTTTGCAATAACTTGGTTGCTTGTTCTTTAGTTATGACTGTACCAAGACCTCTATTACCCACCAATGGTATTTTTTCATCACCTGCAACCACAAAACCTTGTCTTTGTTCTTGTTCTGTTATATTATGACCATAACCTATAGCAGTATGGCCTTGGTCAATCATTGCTTTTCCACCACTTGGTAAACCTTCTTCTTGTGCAATGACAGAAGCTGCAGATGCTGCACCAGCGCCAAAAATTACACCAGAAACAGAAGAAGAAAGAGATTGGCCAACTCTTTGTGTAGCTTTTGATAACATTTTAGTTGCAGATGCAACCTTAGCCACTTCTTTTTCTTTTTCAAGTTTTTCTTCTAGTTTCTCTGGTAACTGTTTAGTGGTCTTGATGGCTTTGATTAATTCTTCATGCCTTTCTTTGTCTTTATCATGTTCTTCTTTTTCAAAGTCTTTAGCCAATTCAAATTGAAGGGTCTTTTCTTCATTAGTCTTCTTCATAAATGCAAACAACTTTGTAGCTACATCGGTAAAACTATCACCTTTTCTAATTCTTTGAGCACGAACTACTGTAGCATAGAATGCAGTATTGATTTTACCTAGTTTACCACGCTCACGTTTTGGTAAATCTTTACCTGCAAAGTATGCAATGTCTTCAGGACTTCTATTAAGTAAAGAACCAACAATAGAAGCACCTAGATTGCCTGTCAGTGACTTTGCTATATTGATAGGGTCTAATCGTTCTTTAAGACCTGTGGCTTTGGCCTTAAATGTATCAGATATGCCTTGTTTGAATGAACCACGAACACTATTGCCGGCAATTATATTGTCGGTGATATTACCAAGTAAGCCACGTTTTCTTAGGTGTTCTGCATTTTCATATGCAGTAGCACGACTATACCTCTGATTGTCTTCAGAATCTATATCTTGTAGTTCGTTTATTCTTTTCATCTGCTATGTTGCTTCTGCTTAATCTTTTCGTTTTCTTGTTCGATGTATTGTATAAGCATTGCAACATATATGTCCCTTTCCCAAGGTATCATATTTTCAAGTTCTGTCAAACTGTACTTGTGATGCTGCACGAGAGAGAAATTGGTTGTGTAATAATTTCTCAAGTTATCGTGCCGCATCACTAGCCGAAAAAACTTTCGAGGCCCTCCACATTTATTTTATGGTGAAACTTACACTTCTTACATGTCATCTCTATTGTCTTGTCTAGCTTTGGCATGTTGTTGAAGAACTCTTCAATCTTTGAGAACTGGTCTTGGTTCAACGATTCAATGAATTCGATGAGCTCACCTGGATTGGTTTCTTTTGCATAGTAATATTGTTCACCATCAAATATGTAGTCTACACTTTCAGCAATCATGTCAAAAGCCATATCAGTTGGGTTTTCAAATTTGGCTGCACGTTCGATGATAGAGAATTCTGGATATTTCATACCAATACTAATCTTATTGGTCAATGGAATGTGACTATCTGGTACATTGGTCATATCAACGTTTATGTCTAATAGATTAACTTTAGACTCCATCAAAGTGCCACACTTCTTACCATCAACCTCATTCTCACAACGGTATTTACTTTCTATAACTTCACCTACAGACCTTGCACGTAGGTTTAAAAAGTAATACTCTACATCGATGATTGGCAAAGTATCAACGTTGATGTCTTCTGTTAGTGTGCAATTGTGTAGAACTTGCTTGATGTTCTTTTCAATCGTTTCACTATCATTGGCCTCCATGGCCATCATTAGATTACGTTGTTCTTTGACCAGAAATGGTCTGAAACGAATGTGTTTCTTTGATAGGGGTAAATCCAATTCATAAATTGGCACATCAATTTTTGGTAAAGCCATTATATCTCCTCAAATAAAATAATTATGTTATCAGGTTGCTGTTGGTGTAAAATATTGTTCTACGAGTTTGCTGGTTGAAAGTATTTGGAATTCTTGGCCTTGCGGTTTTAACACTACTCCTAATGATTCAACACCTTGATTTTGCCAGTAATCATAAGCAAATACTACTGTCACTCTATGGTAACCATCATTAGACCAATCCAAGTCCATTTGATTGACCACGATTGGATAGGCATTGTAAAAATTAACTGTATATACAGGATTATCTTGTAAATCATACTGTATGACAGTAATATCGGATACAGTATTTTTCTTATAATCGAAATCAAATGAAGATGTTGGATTGATATACTCCATCCAAACGTCAAAAATTGTACGCTCTATCATTGTATCAGAAACAATAAATGTCATCGTCAAATCATTGTATGACGAATGCATTGGGAATTTTGTTGTAGGATTTGAACCAAACTTTTGGTCAACAGTACCAAAAGTTCTTCCTGGTAACTCTGTGGCTTCACAACGTAATTGTAATATTCTGGTTGTTAGATTATTATTTTCGGATGCATTTAAATTGTCCAAAATGTTTGATGGTAAAATAATTCTAACATCAAACCTATTTGGTCTGGCAACATCAACCATTGATTGCAAAAAATTATCAATCGGAGCATGAGTTTGGGTTTGTTTTCCAATTACTGTAATTTTTCCTAAATCTGCGTCTGCCATTTTTATTCGTCCTGATTAAAGTGAGCCATGTGGTCTTTCCATTCTTTCACAGAATCTTGCCACACTTTTTGTGGCTTTGCACCTCTGAATTGTTGGATAGGCAACATAGTGGCCACATCCCATTCACTTGGTTCTATCATCAATATTCTAGACCTCATGTGACTATACAAATAACGTTTTAGACATGGCCTAAACTCTGCATATCTTTTGGATGCAGTTAATATATCATAAGAAATTCTCATTCTTTTGATATCCGCATCAGGTGTTAGTTGAGCATACTTCATCAGCTTCTGTAAGAAGGCTACACGATACTTGACTGGCAAGTAATGTATATTCAATCCTAGAAACCCATCATTGTACTTCTCTAGTACCAATACCATTGGGAATCTATCCCAATAAGGCAAATCATCTTTAGTCTTTGGATCATAATAATAACAATACATCATGCCAATTCGTAACTGGCCTGGTTGTTTCTGTCTGCCTACTTCACTTCTAATAGTATTTGGAATAGAAGAAGGTCTTTTTATCTCATTTATCTTACCTTGTAACCAAGTGACGGCATCCTTGGACATGGTTTTATGTCCTGCCGATTTCTTTTCCTCTGCAAGTGTGGTAAGTTTTGAAGTCATGCCTTATTTAGTTAGAGGCCCAACTCTTTTTCCGTCAGTACTTTAAACTGCCAACCTTTATCTAAACAATATTCCTGAGCAGCTTTCCACTTGGCTTGATTGATACCGTATGTCATGACCTCAGTTATGTATTGTTTCGTCACACGGCTTCGTTTGGCTGGTTCCACAGACTGTTTTTGAGGTTTGACCTCAATCATCATAGTGCTTACCTTACCATCTTTATTCTTTACTTTGACGATAAAATCTGGAAAATACCTATGGCGTTTGCCATCCACAGGTGATATATAAGGGATTGCTAGCTCTTCTGATGCCCATGATATGACATTAGGTTCTTTATCTAACCATGTCATTACCCTTGCCTCCCATGACGAGCGATAAGTGATTTTGGTGTAATCACCCACGTACTTTTGTGGATTTTTTGGGGTAAACTTGCCGGTATATGCCATAAATAGTATGTATAATCAATTTTCAAAGAAAAAATAATGCCAATTATAGATTTAGTTGCTGTTTCTACTGGTGGATCAAAGCTTACAGAAGTCACTGGTCCATTGGGTATTTTAGAAGCCGATACGACAAAGTTATCACCATTAGTCTATCCGGCAGACTTAGGTTCTTCAACCAAGAATCACTATGTCAAATTCTCAATAAAACAGATTGTTCCTTCAGCACCTGTTAGTGGTTCAACAACAGCTGCATTGAAAAATGCTTACGATAAAATCACAACATGGAACTATCAACCAAACGTAACAGACTCTGTTGGTGTTATTTGTTTATATATGCCTGATACTTTGAATGCTTCTTATGATGCTTCATATGATGAACTGAGTGTCACTAATGATTTAGGCAAAGGTATTACAGCAATCCAAGGTATATCTACATATTTGGATAGTCCAAAAAGCGGAAAAAACACAGCAGGCCAAACTGGTTCTGATCCAGCCGCAATCGCTGCAGCGGCTTTAGGTGTTGGTACCTTATTGGACAAATTCAATTTAGGCGGTCAAGGTTTAGTTGATGTTGCATTACAAACACAAGGTTATGCAATCAATCCACAACTACAACTAATCTATCGTGGTGTCGGTTTTAGAAAGTTTCAATTGAATTTCTTGTTCACACCAAATACACAAGATGAAGCGAAAACCATAAATCAAATTATTGGAACATTTAAATATCATTTTGCACCACAGTTATTGACAACGACAGGTGCAGTCAGTGGCATGTTCTTTGTTCCGCCATCTTATTTTAACGTTGAGTTTATGTTCAACTATGGTGAGAATCAATTTTTACCAAGATATGGAGATTGTGTGTTGACGGACATCAATGTAGATTATGCACCTAACGGATTTGCAGCTCACAATGATGGTGCACCTGTTCAAACACAATTGACATTGAGCTTCCAAGAAATTGAGATTGTTACTAAGGCAAAAATTGCTGCTGGTTATGGTGCGGATAGTGCATTCGCAACCAGCACATCAACAGATACTGTCGCAGGATTACGTTAATGAAATACTTCCAACAGTTTCAAACCATCAAAATGACAGATTACAATGGCAATTATGTCAATGTAACAAATATAATGGAGAGAGTGGAGATTATTCCAAATCTTTTGAACAATGCACTGATTTTTTACAATTACAATATCAAAGATAGTGACACTCCAGACATCATTTCACAAAAGTATTACAACGATAGTTATAGATACTGGATAACACTATATGGTGGTCAAATATTAGATCCAATTGGTGACTGGCCAATGCCACCAAACCTATTCAATGATTTTTTAATTGACAAATATGCAGGTGCTACGGCTAATTCACTCAACATTGCTGTTGCAAATGTTACCTCTTCACAGGTGTTAACGTATACACAAAACACCATATATCAGTATGTGGAGTCTATAACCACAATAGATTCTACATCTTCCGAATCGAACACTACGATTTACTATATTGATGAGGCTGCGTATAATAATACAGTTGTTGGCACCACAAACTCTTTGTTACCTTCTGGTGCAAGTGTAACACAAACAATCACAACATATCCACAATACATTTATGACTACGAGATTGAAACTAATGAAGCCAAAAGAAGCATTAACCTTGTAAATTCTAGTTATTCTGGTGCATTAGAAACACAATTGGCTGCATTGTTAAAGTAAAAAATGTCACAAGGAATTCTTAATACAAGGGACTATGACCTAAAGAGTCTGTTATTGCTAACACCCGTTGGCACAATTGAGCTACGTCTAATCATGAATGAAATATCATACCATGAAGACCTCTTTGGTGGTGTAATATCTGGTTATGTGATGGTGACAGAAGCGAATGCCTATGCAGAACTTTTGGCATTGAATGGTAATGAATATCTACAACTGATATTCAGTAAGTACGATGATCCTACAGACACAATCACTAAAAAGTTTCGTGTCTACAAGATGGACAAAAGAAAACTGGCTGCGAATATGTATACTGAAGTATATACGTTACAGTTTTGTTCTGAAGAATTGGTGATTTCTGAGCAATACAAGATTAGCAAATCATATCCAAACCAATCAGTAAGTACAGTCATAACCGACATCTGTATCAATGATTTGGGTATAAGTGGCAATAGGTTGAACATAGATGACTCTTATGGTATATACAGCTTCATCACACCAAACTTGAAACCACTCGATGCAATTAATTGGTTATCGAATTATGCTAGACCTATGCCACCATTTCTTGGTGCAGACATGATTTTTTATGAGAACAAAGATGGTTTTAACTTTAAATCTTTGCAAACTCTGACAGATGGCCAAGGTGTCACCATCTATAATACTTACAGATATGATCCAAAAAATGCAAACGAGAAGAACCTAACTGAAGAAGTGTTCAACGTAACGACTTATGAGATTTTAAACTCATACGACACATTGAATGCAGTCAATTCTGGTATGTTTGCAAATCAGTTGATATCGGTTGACATCGTTACAAGAAAGAAGATAACAACCAACTTTGATTACTTCCAATATTGGAACAATCCAGATTCTGGTGGTCTTAATAAGTTTCCAGTCACAAACAATTTACAGAATCGTTTTGGTGATAAGCTAAATGAAACAAGTCAAGCAACTTTGAAGTTGGTGTTCTCAAACTTTGACCAAGCCAACAATGAAGTTGTACAATCAAAGCCAGGTTCTGTTGCACAAAACATTTTTGCAGAGACCTACATACCATACAGAACAGCACAATTAGCGTTGGCAAACTATACAAGACTAAAGATATCTGTGCCTGGTGATCCAATGCTTACAGTCGGTACTATTATCAAGTTCGACTTGTTAACTAAGAATCCAGCTAGTTCAGATTTGGATATGTTCTATTCTGGTTTTTATTTGATTACTGCTGTGAGACACATGATTACACAAAATGATTTTAAAACTGTTTTGGAAATAGCCAAAGAGAGTGTTCGTACTCAATATCCAGATATAGATTCTGGTTCACCAACTTGGCAAAATGTTGTGGGTGGATAATGAAAGTAGTAAATAATTTTGCAGGTCTTAATGGTTTTTGTTGGTGGGTTGGTGCAGTCGAAGCAAGAGATGACCCACTTGGTTTAGGTCGTTGCCGTGTTCGTATATTTGGTTGGCACACAGACGATAAGAGTAAAATTCCTACCATAGAATTACCTTGGGCACACCCAATGTACTCAATAAATACGGCCAAACAATTTCAACCATTGGAAATAAACGATTGGGTTGTAGGTTTCTTTATGGATGGTGAGAGCGGGCAGTTTCCTATAATGATGGGTGTTTTACCTGGTTTTGCAGCTGCTAATAGTGCAACATCATCTTCAGTAACAACATCAGCAACATCAACAGGAGGTTAATATGGCAACCGCATCAGACGCATTTGCAGGTGGCATAACATCTGCCGCAACTACTATATCAAACGCTGTAACAGGTGCTATCAATAATGCACAAAATAATGCAGCTGCGATAACTTCTACTTCTTTTCTTAATTTGACACCCACTAAAATATTAGATGGTGGCGCAGTGCTTGAAATCAAGTCACCAATTCTACCAAATGGTGGTTATTTCTATACAGCAGGTTCACAAACACTTCCAGGATTGTCAAGAGGTGCATTAAAGAATTCATCTCTATTGAATAACAACAATGACCTTTCACACGTTTGTGATTTCAAGTTTGACTTTTCTCTTGGTATTAGTATATCTGGATTAAGTAATCCATTCACACAAATAGCAAATGCTATCAAGAATGGTAAAATGGCAGGAGCCAATGCAGTTCGAGCAGCTGTTGGCCAATTACAACAAGCATTTCGTGAAGGTTTAAAAGCATTATTAGCAGCCCTAAATCTTGATCCAACAGGCCAAATCTCCTTGACGATTTCTGTTAGTAAATCTCTTGTGAGACAATTAAATGCAATAACTGCTCAGATTGCTCAGATTGCTTATGATGTTGCTTTGATTCAGAGTATTGCTACCAATTTAGAACAAATTGTTACATGGATTAAAAGTTTACCTGGCCAAATCCAAAAACTATTACAACAATGTTTGACAAACTTCCAAACATCTCTGACCAATACAAACAACACAATAAAGAATGCCACAAACATTAAAAACCAAATTAATAATATAGGCCAACAAGCAAGTAATGCATCTGCAGCTGAATCAGCAAACACGAGTGCTTCTATGATGGCTATTATTAATGGTACAGCCGGTACAGCGGCTATTACAAGTCTCATCAATTCGACAGTTGCATCTGCGCCACCATCATCTGGTGCAACACAAAAGACAGCATCTAGTCCCTAAGGATATTGAATGGCAACACAACCAAGTTTCTTTACAGCATGGACAGAGCCTGAGTCGGCAGCTAATGCCACATATCAGCCTGTATTTCCTTACAACAATGCAACACAAACACCAAGTGGACATTCATTTGAGTTGGATGACACTCCTACAAGGGAACGTGTAAGACTGCAACACCGTTCAGGTACATTTATTGAGATGCATCCTAATGGTGATGAGGTGCATAAGGTGTATGGTGATGGGTACGAGATTACTATCAACAACAAAAATATGTTGGTTAAAGGCCGTCTAAAGATTGAGGTCCAAGGAGATTGTGAGATACATGTCCAAGGTGACTTAATAGAACAGATTGACGGTAACGTAGAACAACACATCAAAGGCAACTTCTCACAAGTTGTGGAAGGTGTCAGTAGTATGACCTCTCAAGGCGACATGATTATCAATGCAGCTGGCGGACTAACAGGTGGTTTGAAACTCAACACACCAGATTATATGCATCTTGGTGGAGACCTAACAGTAGATGGTGAAATTACTGCTGGTAAAATAACATCTTTAGGTCGAGTTGATGCTGTCGGTGGTATAAGTGCAGGTCTTCAAGGTATTGTTACTCTAGGCGGTGTTTCTGCTGGTTTACCTGTTGCAGTACCTGGAACAATTAGTGCTGCGGCTGAAGTGGATGCACCATTAGGCACGTTTGGTGTAATGAGTGCTATATGGGCATATGACACAGTAAACGTTAGCCTACATAATGCACATATACACGTTTCACCAAAAGGTCCAACTGGACCTCCTGTACCAACTGAAGTAGGAATTTAATATTATGAGCATTTATGCAAGATTGGGTTTCAATTCTAGTGACCCCGTAACTAACGCATTGTCTATGCCTTATTCGAGTAACGTAATGGTTCAAATGGACCTGTTACCTCCTTTGATTAAACCATGGCAAGCCAATGCAATTGGTAATAGTGCAGTATCTGGATTCTTTATGAATCCAGTGGCTAACGTCACTCAATCAATTTGGGATACATCCAACACATTGATTACTTTGACATCTGGTTTGACTGCTTCACCTGCAAACAATACTGTAAATACTGCAATGGCTAACGTATATGCCACTTCAACTGTATTATCTGCAAACTCAGCACAAACGTAT